TGGTACTGCTACTGGTGCTCTTAAAAGTTTAGGTCAAGGTGCGGCATCTGCCACAAAACAAGCAGGTGTCGCTGTTATTCAAGCCGCACTAGAGGCTGCGGGTGGTGGTGCGGGAATAATGAATGTGGCCATTGGGCAAGCCGACAACCCATACGCAGAAAACGTATTCAAGAACGTAGAGTTTCGCTCACATGATTTTGCTTATACGTTCATGCCACGAAATAAAGCGGAGTCTGAGCAAATTGATCGTATTATTCAGGTATTCAAATTCGCAATGCTTCCACGCCCCGGATCTGGGTCTATTGCAGGACAATTTGGATATTTTGATTTTCCCTATGAATTTCAAATTACACATTCTATCCAAAGCACGACGTTTACATTATTGCCATCTGTATTAGAGTCATTTGATGTGGATTATAGTGGAGGTGCAGACACACCAAAATTATTTAACCTCACTGGGAGAGGTCAATATCCGGCTAAAATTTCTATTTCAATGAGATTCAAAGAAATGGTATTGTTGACTCGCAACAGAATCTTGCAAGATGTAAATTCAACAAATGAAACTTCTCTTGGAGATCCTGATACTGGTGATAAATTAAGATTCCGTTTCTAATTAATTCATATGCGATACTTTCAATATTTTCCTACGCTCACCTATCGCACCACGGAAATTCAAAATGGATTGCCGCAAAAAATTCTTCGTACTGTGCCTAATATGACGGTACGGTTGCAATCTATTACCGAATTGGGTGCGTATGAGTGGTATAAAATACAAGACCGAGACCGTGCTGACTTATTGGCGGCGCAGTGGTATGGGGATTCTCGATATTCGTGGGTGGTCATGTTGTCTAATAATATGCGAGATCTTTATGACTGGCCTATGAACAACTTGGAATTTCATCATTATATGGCCAAAAAATATGAGTCTGTGCCTGGTCTTAACGATGGCGTGGAACAAAGTCAAGATACCGTGTATCAATATCTGTGGAAAAATCCCGACACAGGTCAGGAGTTAGTAATTGATGAGACGTTGTACAGTGCCACACCATTATATGAGCGCCGCGAAATATCGGTATACGACTATGAAAATGGATTAAACGATAAACGACGCGACATTAAACGATTATTGCCGGATACATTCCAATCGTTTTTACGGCAATTTGAACAGTTGATGGGGAGATTGAATAATGTCAACTCCACCCGTTAGTCTGTCTCCCGCAGCCGATAAAACCGTCTCCGTTGATCGACTTCAAATTCTGTCGCCGTATCTACTCAATCCAAAAAATAGCGACGAACAAAAAATTAAAGACATACTGGATGATGTACGCACCTACGTTAATCGGATTGATATTTTTGAGAATATGTTTTCGCCCGCATTGACGGGCGAAGTATATTTTCGTGACACGCAAGCCTTGACTAATTTGGCATTAATGCGCGGGTTAGACCAATTATGGTTGCAGTTTAGTATGCGCGATAAAGAAAATCTAGACCAACGTAAATTTGGGCCGTTTCCATTTGCCATATACAATCAATCTAATCGTTCACCTGTCAATAAAGCCAGTGAAGAATTTGCGTTAGGTATTTGTAGTCCTGAATTAATTGCGTCAACCGTGCGAAAAATTTCACGGTCATACGTCAACAAAAAACCCGAGGACATTATTAAAGATATTGTAGAGCAGCCCTACGGATTGTCTAGTAAGAAAACTTTTGTTGAACGGCAAACAACTAAGCGACCGATTAAATTAGTAGTGCCATACATGCGACCGTTAGAGGTCATTCAATTGCTGACGTTACAGGGACAATCTGATACAAACGAAACTAATTATTTGTTTTTTGAAACGTTGGAAGGGTATCACTATACGTCGTTTGGTCGATTGTTGCAGATTGCGGCGCGTAATACAAAAATTCCGACCATATATTTGGATTTGGCGGGTCAGCGTGAAGTTGGTAATACCCGCACTCGTATCAAAGCCGAACAATTACAAGTTATTTCGGGGTTTGATATTTTGTATGCCATGTCCCGAGGATATTTTGCATCTACAACCATTGCTCCAGATGTCCTATCAGGTGTCTGTGGTGTAGAAATTTCTGGTGCGGGATGGGATGGTGCGTATGATCGTCGGTTGCGCGTCAACCCGAATGGACGCGACATTTATCCTAAAGAATTAGGATTGAATACACCACCGACGGCTCGTATATTTGTGGTGCCTACTACGGCATTCAGCGCGGCCAATACCCAACTGACGAGTAAAGACTCTACCATCACGGATAACTTTATTGCGCAAACATTAGACGGGCGCAATCGGGAGTTGCTCGGATTACAATCACGCTGTATTCGCGGCCGCGTTGCTGGTGCTCCTGAATTACATGCGGGTAGTTTTATTGATGTGGAATTTCCGACTCCACTGAATAACAAAAATACAGGCACACCATTCAAGGATTTGGCATCAGGCCGATACATTATCATTAATGCCAAACATAGTATTGTTGCGGATGGTCGCCGTGGATTCTTCTATGAAACGACGTTTGAAGCTGTGACTGATTCGTTTGCGGCGTCCTAATAAATACTCATATGGAACTCAATGAATCACTTCGACTGGGCACTATCAGCGCCCACGACTACATGGGGAAGAATGGTTTCTTTTGGTGGATTGGGGTCGTTGAAGATCGCAATGATCCACTGAAATTAGGCCGCGCAAGAGTGCGTGTGTTCGGTTACCACACCTCCGATCAGACTTTGCTTCCCAAAGAAGATTTACCGTGGGCATTACCTCTTGCGCCATTGAATAATCCCCACGGAGTCAAATCTCCCGAAGAGTCGTCATGGGTGCTTGGGTTTTTTCTCGATGGACAAATTGCCCAACAACCAGTGATGCTTGGTGTATTACCCGGTGCTCGTGTCAAAGAAGTGATTCAAGTCCCGCAGTTTTCTAAATTTCCGGAGATGAACGTATAATATGCCGCGACTAAGCACTCAATATAAAGTTGCCATGGGTATAGGGTTATTACCTATATCCTACGACGGGAATTTACTCACATGGACTTCCCATCCGTTGTATCCCGAATTAATTGGGCAACCAATTATTGGCGGAGATACGTCGTGGGTCAATCCGTGGACACTGGTATTTCAATCATGCCAAACTCCAGATAATCCGGACTATACGCCGGGGTGTAGTTTATATACCTATGATATTCGGACTGGGGCTATCAATAGAGTTTCAACACAAGGAGCAAACTTCACTCGTGCGGGTGGAGGTGTGTGGGCGGCATGGTTAGACCATGTGGGATATTACGACTCATTGGGTCGAACGCATCCTGATTATGGGCTAATGGGTGTAGATGATGATGGCACTGTGCTTGTCGTATTAAATCGCGAATATGGATATGGATTAGGATATTTACCACCAACCGCAGCAAGCGCGGATGATGTGGTTTTAATTACTACAGATACGTTGGATCAAGGAAATGCTGGTATTCGAAACGGTGTTGTTGTATATAATGCTAATGGGTTACTTACTCGGTATGATATTGAAAATGACCGATTTGATTCAACTAATGTTCCTGTTTTATTTGGGCAAAATGATGGAAATTGGATACTTGGTTGGCATCTAAATGGACTTGATTTAGTAGCATTTGAATTTGGAAAATTATACGCATACCAAGTTGTAACTGGAGACCGAGATTTTAATGGTGATATTCGGGTTACACCAGATGGTAAAATTTATGTTGTTACCAGTTACAGTGAAGGAGAAGCGTTCAATCATATTCGGCGGTATACAATTAATACATCGGGCACTCAATATTTTTTGTATTCGAACGAAGGGGAACGATATACACTAGAAGATGCGGCGGCGCTACAAAATTCCTCCGCACCCGTCATTGGTTCGGATGTCATTACGATTGGCCGTAATCCAGATGGCTCAGGTCAGGGATTTTCTAAAGTTATTTCTAGTAAAGAATGGTTTCCAAATGGTGGTGGGAATTATATTCGCGGTGCATGGCAATACGGCGTGACCGCAGTAGTAGCACAAGTAGGCGACAACGGCTCAGGTAACGTCTTTGTTAAAGATTCACTCGGGAATACGTGGGATGGGGGAGAAGTCGCACATGGTATTCATTGTGTTGCCATTCGCCCAGATCCATTGACCACAATTAACGATCCTGTTTGGGAAGTGACGTGGGTATATGCGGGGGGTGGCGGTACGCCTGGTGAAGCATATCGTCGTGCTCGACTAGACACAAATCTTCAATTAATTGATACGATAACCACGTCGGGTTTTGTTTCATTTGGTTCTCAAGGTATGTTGGATCTTGACGAATATGGTGAACCCATTCCCACGGATGAGCATCGATATGAATGGTATGGATATATCAAAATTGGACTTGCAACAACACGCGGGGATTGGACAATTGGGCAAGATGTGTCACCCACGTGCCGTGTCGATCGACTAGTTGCGTGGAACAGCGCGAGACAGCAAGCCTATGTAGTGTGGAATGGCTACACACCAATACAGTCACGATTGGCATTGGAATACGATTTGTCAGGAAATTCATTTCCTGTCGTAGTGCCCTCAAATCGTACATTTAAGATTTCTGAATTTTTACCATTAGGACAAATTGACCTTGAAACTGGCTTAACTCCGGGACTATCGCTCCCACCAGTGGAGGTACCACCACTTACCACTGGTGCTCAAAGTTCAACTGATACTACTCCCGCTGAATTAAAAAAGAATACTCGTGTATTTCGACAACCCCAAAGTATTCCTCCAACAGCCAAAGTTTTGATGGCGGCGGCTAAATCCACCTCTACCGCCACGTCATCATTATCGGCCGCTGTTGCGGCCGGCGGTCCTATTGCGGCAACGTTGTTTGGTTCTGGGTCAGCATCTATGGAAGAAGATGCTCCGTCCTATAATCCACAGTATCCATTTAATACAGTATTAATGGAATCGGAATCGGGTCATCTTATTGAAGTAGATGATTCTCCCGGCGCAGAACGGGTGCATGTTTACCATCGCTCTGGGTCACACATTGAAATGCGACCTGATGGGGGAGTCAAATATAAGACAGTAAAAAAACGCCAAGATATCACAATCGGTGATCATGATGTGTATGTCGCCGGTGATTGGAATATTGTGGTGGAGGGTGGGTATACGTTACATGTTCGTAAAGGGGAATTGGTTATTGATGCGAAAGATGGTGCGGCATTTAATGTTAAAGGCAAATTGAAAATATCCGCAGATGATATTGAGATGAAAGCCTCGAAAAACATTTTCCTAAATTCACCAAAGGTGGATATTGGTGGGATGTCACCGGGTGGTATGCCTATAATGTCGATTCCTACCAACATAGCACCATATCCCGCGCCTTCAATTCCACCTATATTTGTTCCGACGTTAAAAATGCCATTGACGGCAATAGGTCAAAAAAGTATGAGCGATTTGACCAAGCAAGTTAAAGATGGAAAAATTACTCCCTCGGTCGCACAAGCAAAAATGGCATCAATTCTCGCAAATACTGCGTTGGATGCGACTGGTGAGCCTGCATTTTCAAAACTCACGGAGCAGCCTGGGGAACTGCCATTATCTAATCCTAAATTGTATAGTTCGGCGGCGACATTAGCCGCGACCGCCGCGACCGGTGCTGCGGTCGTTTCTCCTATTGTATATGCAAAATTGCGAGGACGCACATTTGATACCCCCGAGGATATTAATGGAGAAAGTTATAGCACTCACAGTAATCTTAGTGTGGAATTAGGAGATTATTCTGCTACTGCAAAAACTTCTCCTGGCACAATTGTGCAATCTGACACGACCTCTCCACTACCAGAACCCCCACCGCCCTATGCGTTTAATTTACCATCTGGGGGATTTGTTCGGTGTGTTACAAACAATAATATTATTACCGGAGTCGGAACTAAATTTACGGAAGATTTGGAAGAAGGTCTTACAATTATAATTGGCGACAATAAAGCCGTCATTCAGTCAATTGCATCGGATACATCATTAGTTTTAACAGAACCGTGGAAATTTGGCACTCAATCTGGGGCATTGCAGGTATATCGTGTACGTCCAATGCAGGAATTTTTTGGTAAATTTAAGTATAGCGATAGTGCGTCACTTGGGTATAGTGGATTGCGTCTTGCTGATATGATGGTGAACTTTACCAGTCCTGTAGTTGAAGTGCCTCAAATTAATGCGTCTATGTTGAAAAGTGGCTCGGGTGGAGTAGGCGGAGCAGGCGGTGCAGATGGAGATTGCGGTGCGCCTGATTCAACTATACCAAATGAATTTGCAAAAATTGAAGAGATATTCAGAAATGGTAATTTCAATCTTTCAACGCTCGCGGGCTGCGGTGTATTTGTTGAAGCGGTAGTAAACGCATTGCCTGATAAATGGGGGCACATTAGAAAATCAGGTGCGCAGACCCAATACAATGGTCATGCGGTTGACGCGATTTTGTATAAGAGTACCACACCATTGTATAACGGAAAAATTGCGCAGGGTGTGGATATTATTTCCAGCGCCGTAAGCCCTGAGGCTAAAATTCAATGGCTTCCTGTGTGTGCGCCCGGCACTGGGTCAGACTGGTATAGGTAGGATATGGCGGTAGATACAAGCGGAAAGAAAAAATTTGCGTTTCGGGACGTGCGCGATACCGCCGAGTTACTGGCGTCTGGTCGGCCGCCCAAATCGTTAAGTTTCTCGAAGAATAATCCTGCGTCAAGTAAACTCGGTAAACTTGCGAATAAACTTAAGGGAAATCTTACTGCATCGTTAAAATCGCAGGCGATATCCATTGGCTTAAAAGCCGCCTTGGGTCCAGTCGGGGGAGCGATTGCGGGAAAAGTTCTCGGGAAGTTCAAATTATTTGGTGGAAAAAAATTAACGGGTGGAATAGGTACTGCCACAAAAGCCGCCAGTAGTGCCGCGCTTGGTGTGTCGATTGTTGAGGAATCAAATCCAGATAATATTCGGCGACCGTTGAAAGAGGGATTATCTGCGTCTGCTAGTGCGGCAGGAAAATCATTGTCTGAAACGGTCGCTCGGTCTGTTGCGCAGTCATTGGTATCGGGTGCTCCATTGGGTGCGGGGATTCCAACGCTACCGCGTGAATTCAAAACTGCATCCGCTTTAGTTAGTTCTCCAAGATTTTTTAATCCAAAAGCCACCAAATATACATTAGACAGTAAAGAAAAAACTACCGCAGAAAAAGCGGTTAAATATGTGGTAATTAGTACTCCAGAAGAACGACTATACCCACAATCTGGCTTGTTGGAAGATGAGATTATGTATCGGTTAACATTGTTGGCCGAAAATGTGTATGCGCCAACACGAAATTACGCCCAATCTTCAGGATTAGGTGTCCCTTATATTTTAGAAGGATTCCGCTCAGAAACTACGGGAACGTCTCAACACGAGCGAGGTGAAGCCATAGACATTACGGTCGGGGATGGGTCATTAGCCGCTGCCTCATCGTTATATCAATTAGCCCGATGGATGCGAGATAATATCTTATACGACCAACTAATTTTATGCTATGACATCTCGGGGGGTGGTCAAGCATGGATTCATGTGTCATTCAGTATTGACGCACGCCGGCGCCAAGTGCAAACCAAAACATTTAATGACACCTTTGTAGATGGGCTGCACATCTATCAACCTTCAACTGGTACGGATACCCAAGCCCAGCGAAATATAGAAGCGGGCACAAAACTTTTGGATATGTTGGCAGAACGACAACAACGGTTACAGCCAGTGGGGTTGGATACTCAACTTCCGCAGGAACAACCTGTTAGTATTTTGAGCGCGAGCGCGGGTGCTGGAGGTTCAAGTGATGGTGGCGGTGGTGGTGCGTGTGAAGGAGTTGTTTTCCCTGCACCAGGCACAGATCCTACCAATCCGTATTATTGGGAATTGCCTCCGGGAATTAGTATTGACCCCGGATATCTACGTCAAGCAATTCGTAATGATATTTACAACGACGCCGCATTACGGCTTCCTGACGGTAGACCGATTGATATTGATACCGAAGAAGGTCGTGCCGCATTATCATGCTCAGGCGAACCGTTTAGTGTGGATGGTTGGGTTGGCTACTCATCAAAACCCGACACACTCAGTGACGGTCGGTGGGTTATTGGATGGCAAGGATATTGGTTGGCGCGTATTGAAAACGCATATAATTCAAAATGCTCGGAAACTGGTTCTGCCGATCCTCGTCGTTGTAGTTCCGCAAATGTCATTGATCCCAAGTGGACGAGTAAATGGCCGTGTAATGGTGGAAGTGGTGGGGGTAAAGGTGCGCCCAGTTAGGACGGCATTAGTTTAATGACACATGACTAAATACGCATATGGCAACTCAAACTTTATACAGCGACTTTGACATTTCGTTTCTTCCGGATCCTATCACTGCGGATTTGATGAAAGTAGAAAATGAGGAATCGATTAAGCAATCATTGCGTTTGTTAGTGTTGACATCGGTAGGTGAACGTCTATTTCAGCCTGGATTGGGTGGCACGGTCAATCGCATGTTATTTGAGCCATTGGATAAAGTCACCACAACTGTGCTGGTCAAGAACATTGGAGACACGATTCGTCAATTTGAACGTCGAGTGGAATTGCAACATATTGATGTCTATTTTGATAAAAAACCGACAGGCGAGTATCTTGATGCGAACACGTTATGGATTGAAATTGCGGTCAAGGTCTTAAATTTGCCAAATCTTATTACAACGGGCGTGTTGCTACGCCGCTTACGGTAACGCATATATGGCCATTACATCCAATATCCAGATTGTCCCCCTTGACTTTGATACCATTCGGGCTGACCTGAAGCGGTATCTCCAAGCCCAGACCGAGTTTCAAGACTATAACTTCGAAGGCTCGTCGCTGTCGCTGCTGCTGGATATTTTGTCGTATGATGCGTATTATCACGGGTGGTACACCAATTTTGCGGTCAATGAAGTCTTTCTCCAGACCGCACAAATTCGCAACTCGGTTGTGGCGGCCGCCAAACAGGTGGGCTACATTCCTCGGTCAGTTACGGGGTCTACCGCAGAAGTGGATATTACGGTGAATGATGTGGCCGTGGGTGAAGGTACGTTATTGTTGCCCAAATACGCTTCGTTTCAATCAAATGTATTAGGAACGGTGTTCACATTTTATGTCCTAGAGGACACGCTCGTCTATCCTAATGGCAATACCAACGTAACATTCACGGGAGTGCAACTGCGCGAAGGCACGTTGCTGACGCAAACGTACGATATTACCGAAACTAACTATTCTGATACTGGTACGGTGCTGCGCATATTCAATCAAAACGTAGACACCACGACCATTAGTGTTACCGTAACACCTCCAACCTCAACTACTTCCCACACCTATACTCGCGCAACATCGGCGGTCACCGTCAATGCTACGTCTAACGTATATTTCTTGTTTGAAACCAACACGGGGGATTACGAGATTCAGTTTGGTGATGGTCGTCTTGGCCGAAATTTGAATATTGGGCAGCAAGTAGTTATCAAATATTTGGATTCGCGAGGGGCGGCAAGTTCGGGTGCGAACACGTTTGTCTATACGGGAACGGTACTAGGCACAGTTAGTCAAACGGCAAATGTGTCTGTGGTGCTAAGTAATGTGAATATTCCGTCTTACGGTGGCGCACCCCGAGAGAGTATTGAGAGTATTAAACGATTAGCGCCGAATATTTACCAGACACAGGGTCGCATTGTAACGCCAGACGATGCTCGGGCAATTCTCTTGTCGGAAGTCAGTGGAATTGACTCGCTCACGATATGGGGCGGCGAAGATAATGACCCACCAACGTACGGAAAAATGTTTCTCTGTTTGAAACCAGTAAACGCCGAACGGTTTGGCCCCACACAAAAAGCCCAAATTATTAAAAATGTGCTGCGCCCAAAATCATCGCCTACATTAGCGTTTGAGGCCGTCGATCCAGACTACATTTATTTGGTTACGGATTCTGAAGTTCGGTACACTTCCGCTTCAACGGCATTGTCTGTGCAGGAACTACAACAGACTGTGAGCACCGCTATTCAAAATTATGCGACGCAATACTTGGGGCAATTTGGTTCGTATTTTCGGTATTCCCAATTGTCTCGTATTATTGACACCTCTGAAATTAGCATTCAAAGTAATATGTCTTCGGTCTTATTGGAAAAGAAACTTCGCGTCGATACTGGAGCAGTTAATTATACGCTTAATTTTGCCAATCCAATTTTTGCCCCGAGCACAACGACGGGAATTGGCGCATATACAAGTGCCAATGGGGTCGTGTCGGTCAGCAGTAAGATTGGTACCCAAACGTTTTCGCATATTGATGAATCTGGGTTTGTGCAAAAATTTTGTTGGGTTGAAAATGAAGGAACCGCGTTACATGTGTACAAAACAGACGCTAACAATACCACTGTTACAGTGAAGGCAAATGTCGGTGTGGTTGACTTTGCGTTAGGAAAAGTAACCTTTACAAACTTTTTTCCTCGCGCCATTACGACTAATCTTATTAATGAATTACGAATTCGTGCAATTCCGCTCAATTCAGATGTAACACCCAATCGCAGTCAAATTATTGTATTGCCCGCAGACAATATTAAAATAACAATGGTCGAAGATTTATTGAATCGTCGGAATACCACCACCGGCCGCAATAACTTTGTGGGTCAATTAGGGTTTGGGTCATTCGGAGCATAGTTACTTATGGCACACTTTGCCAACGATGTTCATCATCGCCTGAGCACACGTATTCGCGATATTATCCCTGACTTTGTAGAGTCAGAATATCCGGCGTTTGTCTCATTTGTCAAAGCATACTATGAGTTTTTAGAACAATACGACGATAAACCTGTCACATCAACGTATACGCTTCAGCCGGGGGTTGTCACCGTACGGTCTGGGAATTCGACAATTATTGGCGGAGGTACTCAGTTTAGTAATACTGAAATTTATGCCAACAATGTACAATTTCGGGTAGGAAGCGACCAGTTTCGTATTCGTAGTATTGCCAATAACGACCATTTAATTGTGTATGAGGTGCCCATTCGTTCGTATTTTGCGAATACCCACACGGTTGAAACGAATAAATCCATTCGTCAAGCCTCGGGGGCCATTCGGCAAATATTGACGGTGCATGATGTGGAGCACACGTTAGCCGATTTCGTCACATATTTTCGTGACACGTACCTGCGGGAGATTCCACAGGGACTAACAAACACTAGTGTATTGATTCCACGTATTCTTGATTTTTATCAATCGCGTGGTAGTGAAGCCTCGTATCAATTTTTATTTCGCTCGTTATATGGCAAAGAAGTAGAATTTTCATATCCTCGCGAATCCGTCTTTACGACTTCCGACAACGAATGGGTCAAGCCAACAATTCTTCGGTTAGACTATGATACCGACGCTTCAGTAACAGGTAACGTCGCGCTAATTGAAACGCGAGAGATTGTTGGATTATCTAGTAATGCTCACGCGACAGTGTTGCAAGGCGTGCAAGCCTTTGAAGGTAATCGTCGGGTAGTACGATTGTTTATTAGCGATCCTGTTATTACGCAAGAATTGGGTGGAATACAATTAGAAGATGGGACAGGGGTTCTTGTTGCGACCAAATATGGTGTACCCCCCGAAGGGTTAGCCGATACCGTTTATACGTATAATCTTATTCAAGAATTTGTGACCGCCACCACATTTCAGGCGGGAGAAACTATCTCGACGGTACCGACCAATGACCCCGACGCTATTACGGGGCAACTCTTAGGATCAATCACGGGGTTTATCATTAATCAACGGGGTGCCGGATACAATGAAGGTGAATTAGTGTATCCTCCCGCACGATATGCCAATGGAGTGGTTGCCACGGGTGGATTTGGTGGTGTAGGCCGCATTGCTAAATTTACCGACGTAGATTTGAACGAATTGAATATTGATGACGCAGGATTAGGATACTATACAGGATTACCTTTAATTGTTGATAATACTGGTACGGGTGGCGGTTATGGTCTGTCGGGATACGTTTCGGCGGTTTCTCCTGGCAATTTAATAATTAACGCCGATACACCAAACGCAAATGGTGTAACTAATGGTGACGTTCTTACATTTACCTTCGAAGCCGATGGATTGGAGTATGAAGCCAGTCGCGAAAAAATTGACTACTATGAAGTCGGTGTGTCGTTGTCCGATTTGTTTGGAGGATTATTACTTGAAGGTGATGGCAATACGGGAAGTGACTTGCAGACCGAGGATGGTCGTCAATTGCTATCAGAAGCCGCGATAACACTAAACCAAGTATCATGGAGCAGCAATCCGTCGTCTGCAATTTATGGTGCCAATCTTCAGACGACAATTGTTGGGCTGACTTCAACCTTCTCCACGTATCCAGTATTTGTGAATGGTATTCGCACAGAATTGGGCGAAATATTCAGTGTGACGGTTGAAAGTTTTGGACAGGGGTATGTTGTAGCATTGCCAACGGTTGCGGTTCAAACGCCAGTCGCACCTACGGCAGATGCGGCGGGAACAGAACCGCTTACCTATGAAGAAATTTTTGGTGAAGCATTTCATCCCGCGCTCCTGTCTGTACAAAAAGAAACGGGCCAAATTGGTCAAGTTGATGTAATTACAGGTGGATCTGGATACAGTAATGTAGCATTTACCGTCAACAGCAGCACGTCAACAACTACTAGTGGTCATGATGCGGAATTATCGATGACGCTTGGTGCGTTGAGTTATGGAGAACCGTATTTCCGTAATACGCGCAGTTTTACGTCCGCAGACCAGTATTTTCAAGACATCACAAAATATCAACCGTTTGCGTATGTCATGACCGTAGAAGAAGATTTGTCTCGGTATGCTACGATATTAAAACGATTGGTACATCCGGCCGGTGGTTTGTTACTTCCACGGCAAACAATTACCACCGAAATTGATTTAACGTCAATCGTAACATTTGGCGGAATTGATTTGACGTTGACGATTAATTCCGACTCAGAAGTTCCGCCTAACAGTAAAACTATTACTGTATCTGCACCATCTGCGGCCATTAGTAGAGGAGTTACACTAAGTCCTAGTGCTACACTTGCGATGACCCCCGGAGCCGTTACTACTGCGTTAGGTGTATATGTTAATTCGGCGGTAATAACGGTCACTAATCAAGAAGAAACTGAGTTGCTGAAAATACCGGTATCTACAACAACGGTGTCATTAACGGCGCCTGCGGTCACCTGTGCGTTATTGAGAACTATTGTCATGCCGGCGGCGGTGATTACGGTCAGTAACCAAGAAGAATCACAAGTTGAGAGTGTCACGTTGACCGTTGCTTCGGTATCATTATCGTGGATTGTACCTCAGATAACCGTGCCAACTGAAATTACACTGAGCGTAACGACGGAAACCGTCATTAACATGTACAATATACAAGCAATCAGCCCATATGAAACAACTCAGATATTGACCGTCTCCAACCCAGAAGCACTAGTATTAACTATGAGCGCCCCAACGGCGAGCCGTGGGTAGTCGCGACTCCGTATAAATAGACGAGGAGATAAAAGCACACAATGCCGGTTATTACCACTGAAAAATACCACATTCATGGCGCCCAGCAGTTTGTGGAATCCTTGACTGAAGGATTGCGTACATACGGTGCGAATACCGCAACGGTAAATGCCAACAGCACGGTATTAACCATATCAAGCAATGTGTTCAGCACAATGCGTGTCGGTGACATTTTGATTATCAATAACGAGTCCCGACTTATTACGGCTATCGCCTCCAATGGCACCTCCGTCACTGTTAATGCCACATTTTCTACGGCGATCAGCGATCAATTATTTAAGACCCGCGAACAACTCGCCCAATATGATACGTACTACTTGTTTATTGGTCGGTCTACGCCGTGGGCAGAATCGGACGCCGCGCCCGAAATTCCGGTAGATACAGAACAAGCGTCATATGATTACTTACGAGACGCACTGGCACTTCGTCGATTAAGCGATACCGACGTGGCATATGTGGTTCCGCGCTATACGTGGACTACCGGATCAATCTATCAGATGTATGACCATCGTAGCACTTCAGGGGATTTTGCCAATACAGAATTAGGGTATCCGTATGTGGTTACGTCCACCAATGATGTGTTCAAATGTATTTTTAATGGTCGTACATCGTCTGATGATGAAACTATTGGTATCAGCATTCAAGAACCAACAATTTCAGGTGTCGCGTCTCCTAGCGATTTGGTAACGTCACAAGCAGACAATAACAAATTCTATACATGGAAGTATTTGTATTCCATATCCCAAGAAGCAGATCAAAAATTTAAGACGGCTGAGTATATGCCGGTATTTTGTTCAAGTGATACACTTGATCCTGGCACAGGCGATGTGCAAGATGATAACTCGGCCGCGTATACCGTCTTTAATGCTGCGCGTAACTCAGGCAATGGGGCCATTTATCAAATTGTAGTTGAATCGGGTGGTCATGATTATAATCCAAATAATCCACCGAGTGTGACGATTGATGGAGACGGTACTGGCGCAATTGCTTCAGTCCGACTGACGGGCAATGTGGTGACCGGCATTCACATGGAAGCCTATGGGCAAAATTATAGTTTTGCCACTGTGTCAATCACAACTCATAGCTCAGGTAGTGGAGCCGCGGCTACTGCAATTATTTCTCCTCGCGCAGCATTTAGTAATACTAGTGGCACTTACTACAAATCAAATCATGGTATCAATCCTCGGCACGAACTTCACGCGCATCAAGTAATGCTGTATGCAGAACTGACTGGTGCGGAAGGAGGATTAATTACAACAGCAAATGAATATCGCCGTATTGGTATTGTAAAAAACCCATTACTAATTAATGGAGAAATTGCGTCGGCTAATACGTATGATTTGTCTACAACATTAATTATTTCAACTGCCGATACGTTTGCTAAAGATGAAGTTGTGTATCAGCCAGATACGGGTGCATATGGAGTAGTGGTTGAACAATCCGGAGGTACATTAAAGTTAGTACATGTTTCACGAATTCCATTTTCCACAACTGTAGAAGATACTACCATTATTGGTATTGGAAATGGCAACACCGAAGCCGTGCTACTAGCATCCGATAATCATGTGCCCTCTGCCCTCCCCGAGATGTTTACAAATATTGTCGAGGCGTCGGGCGCGACGGCGACTGTAACCGCCGTAACTCCCCCATATATTTTGCCTCAAACCGGAGAAATTTTGTATGTGAATCATGTCGTGCCGGTTATTCGTGCTAATTCACAATCAGAAGCCATTCGTACAATACTGACTTTTTAATAGGAACATAGTATGCCGCTATCAAACACGACACAGGACATTCTTCGCAGCAGCCCTTACTGGGATGATTACGACCGCGACAAGCGGTTTCATCGGGTGCTAATTAAACCACGTACACCAGTACAGACGCGAGAACTGAATCAAGTGCAGTCTATCCTGCAAAATCAGGTGGAGCAGGTGACATCCAGTGTCTATCGTGAAGGTGCAGCGGTCAGCGGCGGGCAACAGACGCTTGATACCAACGGTGTTGTGTTGCAAGTGGTACGCAATGATGCGGTTGATATCAATAACTTTTTTAATCCCGAAACCAATGTCGGTGCGTTAGCCGAAGGGTTGACAAGCGGTGCTCGTGCGATTGTAATTCAAGTATCCAAACAACCTACGTCATCGTACGCGGCTATTTTGTTTGCTCCTTTATCTGCCACTTCATTTGACCCAGAAGAAAGTGTGCAATTTTCGGATATCACGACGGGTGACGCGATCACAACAATGGTCGTGGCTCCTGGCACTGCGGCTACTAACGTTGCCAGCACGTTCTCAGTAGAAAAAGGCGTATTTTATTTGCGTGGGCATCTAGTCGAGGTGCCCAAGCAAACAATTATCTTGAATACAGGATCCCAGTCGCCAAGCAAGCGGGTAGGATTCACGATTCTTGAAAGTATTGTTACCGCGGCCGACGATGCGACGCTTCTTGATCCTGCGTTAGGCACCACTAACTATGCAGGGCCTGGTGCCGACCGCTTGAAAATTTCTGCGATTTTAACGGCTAAAGATATTTTAGACGATCGAATCGCGACAAACAGCAATACGGATTTTATTGAAATTGCGCGTATCGTGGAAGGTGTCATTCAACCACAACCTGATCGTCTTCAATCAACCTTTATTGAAAATACGCTGGCTCGTCGCACTAATGATGAGTCGGGAGATTATGTAGTCAAGCCATTTCGGTTGTTGGTCAAAGACCATAATCCGCCACTGAATATTCCCAATATTACGGGGTTTGTAACGGGGAATGCGACCAGTCCAATCATTCAAGGTGCCAATATCATTACGACTATTACGTTGGCTAATGGGTCAACAAGTAATGTTACCACGTTGTTCGAATCAGAAATTGTCGTTGGTGATGTATTAGTAGTAAATGGTGAACGACGAAAAGTTGTCAGTATTACCAGTAATACCGCGTTAGTTGTTAATGCGGCATTTACTATTGAGTTTACAAACACTGTTGCGACGGTAGTGTCTGCTGATAAACTCAACATAGAATTAGAAGCCGGCAAAGCGTATGTGCGTGGGTACGAAATTGAGACTCGTGGGGTTTCAAAAATTCCGGTCGATCGTGCGCGAACAACGCAAACGGTAGACAATGGGACGGTGAGCACAGGATTTGGCCCGTATGTCATTGTGACCCGAGACACTGGCTTGTTTAACATCAACACAATGGAACAAGTAGATTTACATTGTGTGCCATTTTCTAATGTGAATGTCAATCTTGTAAACGCAACCGCAGGTAACTATCTGTCTAGCAAGATTGGTACAGCACGAGTGCGATCGTTTTTATATCATTCGGGTATTGGTGACGCAAACACCACCTACAAGATGTATTTGGTTGGTGCCGAGTTCCAGACCAAGACTTTTACGGTAACGGGTGACGCTAACTCCAACGTTCAACTTACGGGTGTTGCAAAAAATCTGAGTGCAAAAACTCTTACGCTGACACAAAATGCGTCATCGTCAAGTGGCGGCGCTCTTCCCGTTGGCAATCACGCATTTGTGGGCGCGACCGTTAAACTCTATACGGTAGATGGCTACGAGGTTAGTTATCCGGTATTGGCGTCCGTGGACTCTAGCAACACGACCACTTTGCGTCAGCATACGTTGACGCTTGATTCCGACGATGTGCTTGGCACGGTTAATACTACAGCAAATGTACAGGTGACGTTTAGTGACAAGTGCATTCGGTCAATGACTAATAATGCCAATACTAAAACCAAAGGCACTTCAGTAAGCATCTTTGGTAAAGTTGGTTACGCAGCCAACGGAAATACCGTAATGCAGAACACAAACGCCACACCGCTCTTGTTTCGGTATCGCGGTGGAGTGATTGAGCCTAACACAATTACGGACGAAAACTATGAAGTCCTGCGCTACCTCGGTTCGGTATCAGGTAATGACTCAGTGACTACAGGGAATGTGGTCTTTACCATTAACTCATTAACCGTGGCGTTGGGCACCGGTGAATTTCCGTATCCACAGTCCGAAGATGTGTTTCATTACATTGTCGCGTCTTTGAGTAGCAACGGATGCCCCATTCCGTTGAATGCGGCCGTTGCGGATGTGGACGATTACACTATTCGGATGGGCGTACCCAACACGGCAATCTCTGGATTTACTAGTCCCGGTACAACGACAATCGACGTGTATGCAAGAATGGCGGTTGACTCTAACGGGGCGCGCACCAAGACGCTGTATGTGGGCAATACCTCACTCAGTAGTGTCGGTGTTAATTCATTAGGAATGCTTATTTCTAATACGAATAACAACAAAGGCCACATTGCAATTAATAGTATTAATACCTCGTCGAATCGCGTGGTCAGTTTAGGTATTGCGGATGTAAACGCCATCAAGAAAATTTATGCGGTCAAAGACGCAAACACGATTAGCACCAATACTTCGGCGGTAGTTGATGTTACGGATAATTATCAGTTTGATTCTGGGCAACGTGATTGGTGTTATGATTTTTCATCCATTGAATTGAAAGCCGGAAAAGTTCATTACACCACGAATTGCTCGCAATTGTTAGTCATAGTCGATCGGTGGGCGCATAGCGCCGCAACCGCAGGACTTGGATATTTTAATCCAGCAAGTTACAGTGGCGTTGCCATTGAAGAGATACCCGTCTTTGTTAATTCTAAAAATGGCGACGTAAAACCGTTGGCCACGCATGTAGATTTCCGCCCGGTTCGCACGACGAATCTTGCATCAGCCAATACCGCAACAAACCCCTATACGTCAGGAACGGTCACGTTTGATACCACCGTACTGCCGTATCCTATGGCGTCGTATCGAGCAGATTATGAATTTTATTTGCCTCGTGTAGATAAATTAGTACTCACGAAGGATAAGCGATTCCGTGTCATTACGGGCACACCGGCAGTTGACCCACAAGTTCCGGGAGATGATCCTGATGGCATTACGTTGTATGTGATGTCATATCCCGCATATACACCGTTCGCAAATACCGTCGTGGTGCATCCATTTGAATATCGCCGTTACACGATGAAAGATATTCGCACACTGGAAAAGCGTATTGAAAATTTAGAATACTACGCGGCATTGTCCACAATGGACTTACAGTCGCTCAACAATCCTGAGTTAGACGAGTACGATAACGAGCGGTTTAAGAATGGTATCGTCACCGATAATTTCTCAACTGATAAAGTTGGAAATTTCAAGCATCGAGATATGACCGTTGCGTTGGATCATGAAAATCAGCAGATGCGCCCACGCGGTGTCGTTCGACAAAAATCATTGACCGTCAATCCCACGGGGTCGTCAAACGTACAGGAAATGGGCACGGGCGGGTCAAAACTGATATCGTTAACGTATACGCAAGTGCCGTTGGTAACACAAGGACTAGCATCTAAATCTATTAACATTAATCCATTTAACGTGTTTTCGTGGATTGGGTCAATACGTATGTTCCCAAGTAGTGATACGTGGATAGATACCATCACAAAACCAGATTTAGTAGTGTCCCTATTTAATGAAAATGATGGCATTGTGGATGGTGAAACGGTTTCTACGTCGTGGAATTATTGGGAAACGTCCGTTACGGGATCGCCCACTACGGAAGTGTCACATTGGACTGGATGGAAAACTGGAACCACCGATCCAAATAATCCCCATCCCGATCAAGAATGGGCGCGCGGCACGGCGGGTGTGCGTGAGCAGGAATGGTTAGTTACTAAAACTATTACTCCCACCACGACTACCAACTACGCACAGGCCACATTTGCACATACTAAAGTAAGTACTATTACTACGGATTTGGGTGAACGAGTAATCGATCAATCCATCGCGCATAAGATGCGTGGAATTGATGTGGATATCATGTCAGGTGGATTATTACCCGGCGCAACGCTTCGCGCCACGTTTGATGAAATTGATGTCACCAATTACATGGAACGTGCCAATCGTATTACCATTACCGATACCAATGCCGCAACATTTCAAGTGGGAGATATTATCACTACAAATGGCGGCGCTACGGCTCGTATCGTTGGGATAGTGACAAACGCCTCAACGGGAACTGCCTATTTGTATGTGACTGATGCGCGAGGGGCATTTGCGGGCGCGACCATCACCTCACGTCAAAATCCCGACGCATTGGTTGGGCAAACTACGGTGAGTGGTGTATCTATTACTGGATACGACCATTGGCACGGACAAGCGCAGCAGGTAACAAGTAATTCTCCGTGGACTCTTCGACTGGGTACGGGTGCGGTAACTACTAGCGATCCCTACACCGGAAAAATTATTCATTTTACCGATGGTGGATATTTGCGATATGTTAACTTGTTGGACAATACTACACCAACCGTCGCAACATCAGGCGTTGCGGGGTATATGGCCAGAATTACAAGTTACAACCCAAGCACTCGTGACGTGGTGCTCGAAGGATTGCCAGGTGACGTAAGCGCGGCATTTGCGCAACAGTTTACATCATATACAACGGATAATCCTATTCGGTATAGCATCGGAGACCTCCAAACAACCGGAACGGGTAATACCACCGCGTCGGCGGTCAGCCCCGGCTCGTTTTTTGGAATGTTCCGACTGCCGGGTATGCGTCAACCTACAGGAGCCGGCGCCAATGCTAACATGCGCGTGATGAGCACGGATTTACAATTTAATACGGGCACCCGCGTATTCCGGTTAGAAAACATTACACCAAATAGTTTGATAGAATCGTCAGCGCGTCGTCAATTTAGTGCGCAAGGCACAACCGTGGTCAAACAAAAAGAAATTGTGCGTACGCGCCAAACGGAGTCGTGGACGACACAGGGTGAGATTACGTCATCGAGTTCTACAACAACTAACGTTGATGAGGATTGGGAATTTATTCGGTATATCGATCCGTTAGCCCAGACATTCTTGATTAGTAAAGAAGAATATCCAAACGGAGTATACATTACGGCGGTCGATTTGTTCTTTGGTAAAAAAGGCGTCACTGATATGGACGTGACCGTAGAACTTCGCACCACGGTTAATGGTGTGCCTTCTGCGGATACAACCTTGGCCAAAGCGACGGTGACCGCAGGGAACATTAAGGTAGTTCCTACGGGTGTCACGCCGTCACCGGGGAATTCGTCGCACTATACGCGCTTTACTTTCGATACACCACAATACTTGGCGCCAAATTTTGAATATGCCTTTGTGGTGCTGTCCAACTCAAATGAATATGAAGTGTTTGTGGGTGAACTTGGCAAACAATTGATTGGGTCGAGTAATATCATTACACAGCAACCGCATGGCGGTGTGCTCTTCAAGTCCCAAAATGCGCGGACATGGGTACCCGAACCATTGGAAGATTTAACGTTTGTCATTCATCGGGCCGAGTTTAGTATGTCTCAGGGCACTCTCGCGTTACAATTAGCGAACAATTACAGCACGTTAATTGACGAGATTGATTACGACTTGTTGTATCTGGGGGTCGATCATTTGGATTTCCCTGCAACTCAACAATATACACACTACACGCTCAAGACGGTCAACACGTCAGATGTGGCAAGTTCGCAGGTCTTTACGCCGAATATGACGGTTGCAATGTCGGAACGTAAGCGCATTGTTGAAGGTCACGCATCGTCCTTACAATTAACGGCAACATTGCGCACGTCAAATTCGCATGTCTCTCCGGTGTATGATGTGGAGCGGTTGAGCGCACTGTTAATTAAAAACATGGTAGACAATGGTCGGCTGTACGCCAATGGAGTGGCGTTTACGGCAGCAACTCCAAATACGTCTGCGTCTGCCAACTATTCTACGAGCGGAAATTCATACGCATTGACCGTGAGTGGAGGCAATGGTACCGGTGCGGTATTGTATGCGAATACAAATACGACGGGATATGTTACGAGTATTTACGTCGCTAATGCTGGATACGGATATACGGAAACTCCGACACTCGCGATGGCTTCCAATACTGATTTTACGGCGACTGGTCAGCCCACCTTTACGTATGTTGGAGAAACTAGCGGAACCTCGCGTGTATATGGAGAACAGAAGGCGCGGTATCTGACGCTGCCTATCACGTTGGCCGATGGATTTGATGCGGGAGACTTGAAGGTGTATCTGTCTGCGGTGCGAGCACCACAGCATAACATTGATGTCTATTACCGTATCTTAGCCACCGGCGACCCGCAAAAATTTGAAGAAAAACCGTGGACGTTGATGGTGTTAAAGGAAGGACAAGAAGAACTCTACTCAACATCAAGCGCAATTCGTCGAGAATACGAATATCGCACAGTAGATAATAAAGCGTCGTATGTTTCTAATGGCACCACGTTTGATCGATTCCATACGTTTGCGATTAAAGTGGTGTTGCGGTCGTCAAAAACGGATAGTCCGTATGAGGTAGATACAGTTAATGTGCCGTTAATCTCCAACCTGCGCATCATTGCGTTGGATGAATAAGGATAAATATCTATATGGCTTTAGTGCAGACCAAAGATTCTCGCGTCGTAAGAGATACAGAAACGCAGGCGCTATTGGCAACTAATGCGGACGAATTGGCGCGGCATCGTCGAATGCGAGCAACCTTGAAAAAGGTGACCACCCAACAACGCACGGTGGACGAACGATTTGAAGCCTTAAATGGTCGCATCGATCGGTGTGAGGCATTATTACAAGAACTGGTGCAACACGTTTCTACACTGGTCGCTAAATATCCAGTAATCTTTTCTGAACGAGACTAACTATGCCTCTACCATCACCCATTCAAACGACCGACACATTTAATACGTGGCTTGATGCTACGAATAACGTTATTGCGCATATTGCTAATACTAACGCATATGTGCTAGTGACGAACACCTCCAGCGCCAATTTAGTGGCGACGGGTAATGTGTATGTGAATGGAGCGGTGCATACCACGTCGTTAGTCGCTAATGCGAACGTGGTGTTAGGTGGTACGTCATTGGGAGCATCTACCCCATTGCTAAGTTTGAAACTGGGCGCAAGCAATGTGAATACTGCGTCGCTCTACGGTACAAATCTTAGTATTACGATGACGAACACCGTGTGGTCGGGCACCGACGTAACGTTTGGCCCGAACGCTCTGTTTCAAGGTGCGGTGACCATCAACGCGGTAGCGACTCTGACCAAGAACGTTGCGCTGGCCACAACGGTACTGACTGTTACGACAAACTCGTCAGTCAACACGATGACGGTGGGGGCGGGATTAAGTTACAACATAAATGCGACAATATCGCAAATCGTCACAAACAGTACGGTATACACTACCAATGCTGCTAATATTTTCTTTACGGGCACAAATTTAACGTTAAGTCCAAATACGATCACCAACGGTACTCTGACGACTAATAATATTAGCACGTTTAACGGCAATGTGACGTTTAACAGTAACGTGACATTTAATAGTGCGCTACTACTTGGCGGCCCGCTTGCATTCAGTAGTAGTTTTGTTGAAACGTCTACCAATTTAAGTGGCACCGGTATCGCCGCACCGTTATCTGCCAACGCGAATGCGGTCATTCATCGTGTCACCGCAACCGACCCGTCCTCTGGGTATACCGGGAAACTTGTATCGGGTATTGCACAAGCCAATACGACGCAATACCGTCAATTGGTGTTGTTTAATACCGGCACGGTCACGTTGATTTTTCAACACGCGAATACCGCCGCAGGGGCCAATGGCGTGCTTTGCCCCGGTAGTACAGATTTCCAAATTCCTGGCGGTGGAACCTGTATGCTATACTATGATGTCAGTGTCGGTAGTGGTGCTCGGTGGCGAGTAATTAGCGCCCCAATTGGCGTTGATGCAAATACAAGTGTTACGGGATATGTTAATACTACCGCACAATCATTTGCTGGTACCAAAACGTTCGCAGGAGCACTTGTGGCATCCAGTACGTTGACCGTAAATGGTACCGTGGTAGTCGCAAATACCGTGGATTTGAATAATTCGACGAGTGGTCGGTTGGTTCTCCCAGTAGGCACAGATAAGTGGAGCACGTAATAGCATGGCAGCAAATGGTTCGATGTGGGTTGACGGAACGTATCTGTATTGGCGAAATGCGGCTAACACCCGTTTCCGTTTTTTAGGTACGACGGTCGCCACACCCGCTGGTGCGAAATCGGGGAGTCTGTGGATTGAAGCGAATAATATTCATTATATTGACGCATTGGGGGTTGAACGTCGTGCAAACGGAGCCGCAGTAGAACAGCAGACGGGAAAAGCGGGTTCTATCTGGATTGAGACTTCGTATGCGCCGTCTAGTGCAAACGGACAGTTACATTTTCTTGGGGAATCGCAATATGAGCACTGGGCACATAATGACACCTCATTTGTAAATTCTCATACCGATACAGCGCACACAGATTTACATACGGATACTCCACATACCGATACCACCGCAGTGACTCCCCACACGGATGCCCACACGGACATTGCACATACCGATGCCCATACGGACATTGCGCATTCGGACGCGCACACGGACATTGCCCACACCGACGCGCACACCGATATTGCATTCAGTAGTGCGCATTCAGACGCACACACCGATGCGTACACTGATGAACCCTATTATCATGATGATGAAATCGAGCAACATGATGATCATACGGACGAGGCGGGATACAGTCATTCCGATTCACATACCGACACGCATACGGATAATTATTATCCTTATGGTGATGGTGGGTATGACCCAGAAAATCATTATGATCAACCGGCGGAATTTTTTGACTCGCACTCTGATGCTTACTCCGATGAACCTCATTATGATGGATATCATTATGATAGCCCCACCAATTTCATTGGCGGCAATACGAACAATGCACAGCATTTTCCGCTTGAACCTCGAACACCCGTGCATAGCGATGGTTGGTTGCTTGAATACCATCACGATGTTACAGGAGATTTTGTAGATAGTCATTCCGACTCACATGCAGATGCGCATACCGATATATCTTTTCAAAATTCGCATAATGATGTATCGCGCAGTATTGCGCATAGTGACGTATCCCGTGTGAGCACTCATAACGACATTTCATTTGTAAATACGCACAATGATATTTCGTTTGTCAATAGTCATAGTGACGTGTCGTTTGTGAATAGCCATAGTGATGTTGCACAAGTTTCTCTTCACACTGATATTACCCATGTAGACCAACCAGAATCCGTGTAATCGCAGTCCCTAAATAGTTATGGAGTATTTGAATGAGTATTGAAGTGAGACCTGTGGGTGTGACCTGTAATTTACGCTGCGCCTATTGTTACGAAGAACCTGTCCGCTCTCGCACCCCGACTCTCCGATACAATCGTGCTGCGGTGTTGGCTGCGATTGAAAGCGCCGATAGTCGATGGTCGTTGTTTGGTGGGGAAGCCTTACTGATTAGTTTGCCCGAACTAGAAGAATTGCTTGCCATCGGGTATGAAAAGTGGAAGAGCACTGGTGTGCAAACCAACGGCACCCTAATTACTCCAAAGCATGTCGAACTGTTTGAGCGATACAATACGCATGTTGGTATTAGCCTTGATGGCCCCGACGATCTGAATGATTCTCGCTGGGCTGGCACATTAGAGGCAACTCGAAAAGCCACCGAAAAAACGTTCCGTGCGATTGATATGCTCCTCGCCCGCGTACACGAAACAGGCAACACACGACTAATTCCCAGTCTCATTATCACGCTGCACGGAAAAAATACCACCCTTGATGGTTGGCCAAGAATGAAGGCATGGCTTTCTGAGATGGACATGCGCGGCATTCGCTCGTTTAATTTTCATGTGATGGAATTAGACGCGGAAGCGACCAAAGATAGTGAGTGGTATATTCCTCATGACCGCATGAAGGAAGTCATGTTAGATTTATGGGAGTTATCAACTACATGGGTCAATGCGTCTGCTATTAATTTTAAGGAAATTATCGACTTGCTCCGCGCCAATGATCGAAATGTTATGTGCGTATGGCGCGCCTGCGACCCGTGGAACACCTCGGCAGTACAGGGACTAGAGGGTGATGGGTCTCCGTCACACTGTACGCGCACCAATAAAGACGGTATTGACTGGATGCCGGCTGAAGGATTTGGTGAAGCGTCTAAATGGCAAATTGGTAATTTCCCGATGACGAATCGCAGTCACGAACGGCAACTTTCTCTTTACGTGACTCCACAGGAGCATGGAGGATGCCAGGGATGCCGATTCTGGGTGATGTGTATGGGTCAGTGCCCTGGCACTGGAGAAGAGAGCGTCACGGGTCAGTATGGGGACTGGCGACTGCGGACTACGTATTGTCAAACATGGAAAGATTTGTTTGAAGAAGGCGAGCGCCGATTATTAGAAATTGGCGAAATGCCGGTAACGCAGTCTCCTGTATTAGCAACGATGGAACAAATTATGTACACGGGATGGACACACGGAAAAAATATTCCGATGTCAACCGCCAAGGACATTGCAGAAGGAAAACTTTCCCTGTCCACGATTTTAGGAACACCGGCTAGAGCAAACTCGCATGGGGATGGACACGGTGATCATTCAGATGCTGCGTTACTGGGTGGGCGTCCTGAGCAGCCTCACGGTGATCATACCGATGCGGCAATTGTAGACCAACGTCATGGTGATCATACAGATAATGCGTGTTCGCCTATGCTTGAGGTTTCTGTTGAGGATAACCAACACGGCGACCATACGGATGTTATTCCTCACGGTGACCATACGGATGAAGCGCCAGAAATTACACCCCCAATTGAACATGGGGATCATACAGACATTACTCCTCATGGTGACCATGTAGATGAATCTATGGTACAACAATATTCTCCGCACGGCGATGGTCACGGTGATGATCATGCCGATCATCTGGACTACGCACTAGCACAACCACGTAAACGGACTAGTGGAGAACAACATACTACTACCGATGGAAAACGTATTGTTTTATGGTAACGTGCCATGTCTATTGAAATTTTACCCGTAGGGGTTACATGTAATCTTCGGTGCGAATATTGTTATGAAGAAGCAGGACGTAAAGTCACACCTACTGCTAGATATCATCGCAAAGAAGTATTGTCCGCCGCCAAACAATCTAATGGATTTTGGCAATTATTTGGTGGAGAACCTCTGCTTATTCGGCTCGAAGAACTGGAAGAGTTATTAAAAGTTGGATATGAGGATTGGGGTCAAACTGGTCTCCAGACAAACGGGACATTAATTACTCCTGCGCATATTGATTTATTTCGGAAATATAAAACGCAAGTGGGCATTAGTTTGGATGGCCCTGATGATTTGAACGATTCTCGCTGGGCGGGTACATTAGAGGCGACACGAACGGCGACACAGAAAACGTTACGTGCTATTGATATGGTATGCGCCTTATCTAAGGAACCAAATGCGTGGTGGGGGCACGGGCCAACGCTAATTATCACGCTTCATGCCGGAAATTGCGCCCCTGCGGTATTCCCACGATTCAAAGAATGGATTCGAGAGTTAGATCGTAAAGGTGTGCAATTTGTTAACTTTCATTTTTTAGAAATGGATTATAATGCGGGAAAATGGTTTTTACCTGACGACCAATTAAAACAAGCCATGCGAGAATTATCCGCATTGGAACACGAACTCACCCAAATGAAATTTTTGAATTTCAATGAGTCGCGTGACTTATTACGCGGTGATGCAAGTAAAGCAATGTGTGTATTCGCTGCGTGTGATGGATGGAGCACGGCTGCGGTACAAGGAATTGGAAATGACGGGAGTCCCGCAAACTGTACTCGTGCGGTAAAGGATGGTATTGATTGGCTGCCAGGTGAAGGGTTTGGATATTCGGCCCCATGGCAAATCGGTAATTATTTTCCGAGCACTCGCGCACATGTGCGTCAATTGTCACTTTATGTGACCCCACAAGAACATGGGGGGTGTAAAGATTGTCGATTTTTCATAACCTGCACGGGTCATTGTCCAGGCACAGGATTAGAATTTGAAGATGGACGTGAGGGAGATTGGCGGCTTCGTTCGACACATTGTGAGGTATTGAAGGAACAGTTTACTGAAATGGAAAGAAAATTGCGAGGAGTTGGAGAAGAACCGATTACCCTATCTCCACTTCGACCAAAAATTGAACAGATTCTTATTGAAGCATGGTCAAAAGGTCGGCAGATGCATTTGAATGCAGCGGTTGCTATCGCTAAAGGAGAATTGCCAACTAATCATGGTTCAACAAATATGCATGGCGATCATCATGGCGATCATATGGATGTGGGGCTTCCGCATAGCGAACATGGTGATCATAGCGACAGCGCAATTGTGAATATTCCCCACGGCGATCATGTAGACGCCGCTTTATTAGAAGGATAACATAGTATGGCAGCAATTACCGCTTCAGTTCTCGATCCAAATCGACCGACCCTTCCCGAATGGACGCGCTGGGCCTGGGCGTCAATGGTTGAACGTGACTACTGGAAACCTTTGATTGAACGGGTATCATCACTCCGTGAAGAAATTGAATGGATTACGGTCATTGAAGGAATTCGCCCAGCAATGTATACGTTTGTTGAGCCGCAAAATTTATTGCATGTAAATGCTCGTGCGGCAAAACATGGGTTAGTAGTAATTCCTGTTACACAAACAAATCGTGAACATAATGCGTATTCATCGGGGTCCGCGCCTACCGCATTTGATTCAACTAAACCATGGCAATATCGGGTATTGATTGCTAATAAAAATGTGCTACCGTTAATTTTAGAAACGGAGAATATCGCGGAGAACAACGAAGTGCTTGGCCAAGTATTAGGCTATCCGTCATGTTGCCGTGAATTCTTCCATCGTACATGGGGTGCAGGACAAGTGGATACCACATGGGATCAGTATGCGTCTAATGGAGATGCGTCGGGTCCTGTTGAAGCGAATATGTTATGGCGGTGGTTAGGGATTCGGTGGGTATCACATCTTCCGTGTTCCTATCAATGCGATGCTACGGTTGAAATTGGACGTAAGACTCGCGAGGCGATGAAGAAGTATGGATACGCCGAAGAAGTTAAGGTCATCGATACGGTATTGTCATGGCCTGTGCGATGGAGTGGAGTGAACGGTATCGCGGAGATTGTCGGCCCCGCCATCAAAGTGTCTACGCGCACCGATTGGGCCCCACCGACCGATGGTCGGCAGTTTACTCGCCAGGGACGGTATGTAAAACCCACTGAAGATTTGTGGACGGACAATGGATTTTCTAGTTTTGCAGGAATGCTCGCATCCCATGCACCACTGGTGGAGGAAATTAAAAATATTGTGCCGACCAACGGTGCAATTATTGATTTGGGGTGTGGCAACGGGCGGCTCTTGCGTACGGCAAAATTGAGTCGTCCTGATATTTCTATTGGAGGAGTCGATATCAATGAGAGTGCTATTCGGTCGGTACAATCTGGATTAGTGGGTAAGTGGAATGCGTCAAAAATTGAAGAGTTGCAATGGACCGGATGGTTCGCGCCAGAAACAACTATTGCGATGTATTGTCCTGTGCGACTTACTGAAATGACAGAGGACGATGCGCAAAAAACTCGCGAGGCATTATCTGCGTATAAGACACATCTTGTATATGTGTACGGTGATAACTTGGTAAAACGACCATTACAAGATTGGGTTGCATTAGCGGGATATCCAGTCGATCAGTTAATTATTACTTGCGCAGAATCATTTCGCGAAACGGCAATAGGAGTCATTACCATTCCGTAGGAGAGTTCATGCGGTTTCAAATTACTTCATATGATGTAGCGGGAGTTCCATCGGCGCAAATTGATATTGGAAACAATCAGTCGTGTATATTACCAACGTATACAACTTCTGGCAATTGGAACGAGGGCCCTCATTCGTGGGGGCCGCGTTATAATGCGGTCTTATTGTTGGAAGCCGCAAAATGGTTACGTCAACACGGGCATGAAGTAGTTGGAGAATCCGTTGGTCCAGACAGTCGCGATGAAAATTATGTCTCACCGTTTATAGCCGATGGAATTACGACACAAGGAGTATTTAATTGTGATGTCGTGGTTATTCGTGAATTAGATTCAAATGAATTTTGCATGATTGATATGCAAGATTACCCGACGTTTGGTCGTCAATGGTCGGCAAGTGATAATTGTATTGCGGTCTATATGACCATGTACGAGCGCGAATGGGTGCAAAAAAATACTGCCGCACCGCACAAGTATAAGCCGTTTTTGTATTTTACGATGAATCCGTATGATACCGAGTTATTTACAGACACTTACTATCGGCAATTACCCGCAGAAACGGCGACAGATCTTCGATTATTTTTTGCGGGAACAATAGGAGACACGGGTAGTTATTCGTATTCACGAGCGGGAGAGGATGGAATTCGTCGTCCATGGCGGGAAGTTGCATTGTATTTGAAAGATTTGGCGCCCGACGAAGTTGTTGTATGGGACCGCACGGAAAAACTTCCACGCGATGCATGGTGGAAAATTGCCGCACAGCATCGGTGGAATTTGTTTCTCGCTGGAGGCCCGTGGTGTAATCGTGAGCATGAACTTTGGACACTAGGATGCGCGACGATTGGGTTTGAATACCCGAGACACCCATTAATGGAACCTATTGTCCCAAATGTGGATTACGCAGCAGTAATACCTCCGAGTGGGACAGACAATGTAGGACGCCCAAATAATCCAGAACGCGCAGCCAAAGAATTATTACGTCGGTATAGAGAGGTGCGGGATGACCACGCATTTGCTATAAAATTGGCAAAAAATGCACAGAACCGTATGAGAACGGTCGCATCCCCTAAAGAGGTAGTAAAACGAATTCTTCGAGAGTGTTGGGGTATTGGCAATTCTAAATAGGATATGTAGACTCATTTAGAGGCTTCGGCTACGTATAAACGGAGAAATTATGCCATTACCGTCACAAATTCAACTGTCCAATACGTTTGGTCAGTGGGTTAACACCACAAACCAAATCATCATCGCGGTTGGAAACACGAGCGAATATATTTTGGTCGCGCAAAATGCGACCCCTGCCACCAGTACGGGTAACGCCTCCGTTAACGGTACCATTACGGTGGTTAACTTGACGGCTAATGGTGCGTTATCGGTTGGGTCGAATGTCACGGCAAATCTCACGACCGTGTTTGTTGGAAACAGTACTGCTAATGTCAGTCATACAGCCACATCGGTGGCAGTGGCCAATAGCACCAATACTGCCACGTTGACACCGGTGTCGTTGACGATTGGTACTCAGGTGGCCAATACGCTTGGCTTCTATGCGGGTGCCAACGTGTACGCGAATACGACGACTGTGTTCTTTGGAAACTCAACGGTCAATTCAATACACACCGCTACGTCATTGTCAGTCGCGAATAGTACCAATACTGCCACGTTGACACCGGTGTCGTTGACGATTGGTGGAACGGTCGCCAACACGACAACGGTATTCCTCGGGAACAGTACGGTGAATTCCGTCCATACGGCCGCATCGGTGGCAGTGGCCAACAGTACCAATACCGCGACCCTGACGCCTATTTCCTTGACCATTGGGACACAGATAGCCAACACCATCGGGTTCTACGCCGGTGCGAACGTCTATGCGAATACGACGACCGTGTTCTTTGGGAACTCGACCGTCAACTCGGTACATACTGCGACTTCGCTCACCGTGGCCAATAGTACCAATACCGCCACGTTGACGCCGATATCTCTCACAATCGGCACTACAGTAGTGAACACATCTGCAATTGTGGTCGGTGGCGCAACAGTGATTTCAACATCGAGCACTACGGGTATTAATGCGTCGGCGTTATCGACGGGTACCGTACCCGATGGTCGTATTTCTGGTGCATATACAGGTATTACGTCAGTGTCGATTGGCGCAAACGTTATCGCAAACGTAACGAATGTGTTTGTAGGAAACTCCACCGCGAATGTTAGTCACACCGCGACCTCACTGTCCGTGGCCAACAGTACCAATACCGCCACCTTGACACCTATCTCGCTGACGATTGGTACACAGATTGCCAATACCACTGGGTTCTATGCCGGCGCGAACGTCTATGCGAACACCACGACGGTATTCTTTGGCAACAGTACCGTCAACTCGGTACATACCGCCACGTCACTGTCGGTGGCCAACAGTACCAATACCGCCACGTTGACGCCCATTTCATTAACCATCGGCACACAGGTCGCCAACACGGTTGGGTTTTACGCCGGCGCGAACGTGTACGCCAACACGACGACTGTGTTCTTTGGTAACAGTACGGTCAACTCGGTCCATACCGCCACATCGTTATCCGTGGCGAATAGTACGAATACGGCCACGTTGACGCCCATTTCATTGACAATTGGTGGAACGGTCGCAAATACAACGACCGTGTTCCTCGGGAACAGTACCGTAAACGCGGTGGCGACGGCCACCTCACTGTCGGTGGCCAACAGTACCAATACCGCCACGTTGACACCGGTGTCGTTGAC